CCCCAACATTCCACAGGTCATTGTTGTCGGCATACGCAATCATCCCATCACTTTTCCCACGATGGGGATCGGTGGTGCTGCATGTAGATTGATAGCCTTCACAAGTGACATCGACAGACCAAGTCCCTTTCGGAACTTTGAAATAATACATTGGAACCGCCTGAGTATTAGTTTGAGAATAGAATGCGGAGTCAATACTCACGTGATTCTGATTCTCATCCTTGAAGTCCTGGGGTTCCAACGATCGCAGTAAGATCTGGTCATCGTTCTCCCGCGCCTGGATGGTGATCATTGGAATTCCGACGTAGGCGAGAAATCGCTCATGCCGTCGAGGCGCTGGAGCTGGTGGAGGGGGGGGTGGAGGAGGGGGTGGATCTGGTTTGGGGGGTGGTGTTGGATCGGCGTCTACCTATTTGGGGTTCTGGAGGGCGACTCGCATAGTGATCCTGAAGGAGCCGGCGATAGTGTCCTTGTCGCCGTTACCTTTGTATAGGATTCTGCATTGATCTTCAGAAGAGTCGTGCCACTCCAGTCCATTTATCATCCTCGCGTTAAAGGCTTTCGCCCCACCTTTTGTGATTGGAAATTTGTTGATGGTGGACGCGAGGGCAGTGAGTTTGCAATGGGGGTCCAATTCATAAGAAATAGAGCCTGCAGAGGTAGAAGAGGCTTCGCTCAGAAACTGTAGGAGGATGCTAGTGATCTTATACTCATGGTAAGCCTTGAGTATTCCATCTTTAAATGCTGGGCAGTCTGATAAGGACGGCCCGAACGTGAAGCTTCCACTAGCACTTCCCTTGAGGTTGTCTTTGCTAAACACGAATGTCTCGCTAGAACCGCTTCCTCGGGGAACTACGCCTCCTCTTCTGGTCCGTGAGCGTCGCAATCGTCGTCGGCGGTTCCGGTTGGTCCGGGGCCCCGCGACAACAATCACCGGCTGAGCTGGTTGAGCTCGCCGGTTTCTTCTACGCCTCTGTGATCTGCTTAGACCCGCGACATTGCGTCGCCTAACCACGACCGTATTCATTTACAATTGCGCGTACGTGGTCGGAGATCTTTAGGTAAACAAAATAAATGCCCGCTATTGACAATGGGATCGCCGCAATGAATCCGGCAGCAAATCCGCTAAGAAATTTATAATCCGTTGTGTCGGGCTTTTGGTAATCAGACTACAGCCTCCAATGCTTGCAACTGACGTATGCTTGGCTGGCTTTGTTTTGGCTCCCTGTTTATTCTTTTGTGGTGACACTCGGGATCAACCACTGATAGAGCCGGGCAACGAGCTCGGGGTCAAATCGGAGCTCCTGCAGGACAGAAAACACTGCGGTGAGGTAATTCGAAATTACCTCCTGGTTGCCACATTCCACATTATAGCCATGGATCAGTCTGTAAAGCATTTTGTTGGCATTAATTGGAATGGCGAGGGCCGGATTCTGGAAGATGTGCGAACAGAATTCGAGTTCTCGGCTCACCTCGACTTTGAAACCTAGATTTGCATATTCCTCTAGGCAGGAATTGGGTGACTCCAGTGCATCATCACCCATGGCCATAGCCCAATCGGCGCCACAGTGATAGGCAGCCATTACTCTAATCCTGGAGTTAGAGGAGCTAGTGTTGTAGCTTCCACTCTTCTGAACTCCAGGTTTTTCTTGTGCCAAAAGTGTCCCATCGGATAGGCACAGCACAGAATTGCTTATGCACTTCAACCATGCAGCTCGTAAGCGCATGGTGAGCTCGGTATTATCAGTCGTGAGGCGATTTCTCACCTCCATGTCATCCTCGAGCATCCAATCGGCGACTGACCAGTCGAAACCGGAACAGTCAGTGGGGGTCAAATATTTCTCATGGTTCTCACAGAGAGCATCAGCACTCTCTGCCCCACACACTTCGACAAGACACCTCAGGAAATCTTCAACCTGGGCGTCCGTAGACAGGCCAAAACCGGGTTTGGAAGGAACGGAGTGCCAAAGGGCGATCTCACGTTTGTTCTGATTTTGAAAAAGAACCCGGGCTACCAACTGATCGACGAGCGAAACAGACATGATGAGGCGGTAGCGGCCCTCATCAAGCTTCGATTGTTTGTGCGGTTCCCCCTTAATGAACAGTCGGATGGGGTCGCACAGTCCTTGTTGCACCAACTCCTCAGGAGTAAGAGTCTCGAAGTTGGCCTCTGACATCCTCTGTAGACGGTCAAAGGTCAACTGAGCTAGTACTGGGAGGAGCTTGGGATCTTCAACCCAACCCCTATGGGTGGGGAGTCCATACGCGATGTAGGGAATACCTACACCCGCGTCCAGTTCAAGGGAGTGAACGGCTTCTTTAATGTCGCTCTGGAAGCCGCTCCAGCTCAGTTTGGATTTTAGGGAACACTGTGGAGCATTGGTTTGACAGCTTTTGTATGCCTCCACAGTGCGTTCAACAACGCGCCTTCTTTGTTCCGGGCTAGGTGTGGTGGATTTTGCAGTTCTTTCTAACCACCTAGCCGCCTGCAATCGCAGGCTTACGCGTTCTGCTTGCGCGCCTACTTTGGGCCAGCCAAAACCGGCGGTTTTTGCCGCCAGTTCTGGCTGTTGGGCGCATAACCTTTTCCCCCATTCGGTCTCAGATTTAGACTTGGGGTGGTAGTACTGTGCGGTTCTGCCGCACGCACGGAAGCCGGGGACATCACTTTGTCCTTGGTGCCACTTGTAGTTGGAGTGGAAGTAGGAGGAGAAATTTTCTGATTGTTTCTTCCTCCACGCTTCCCTCGTCTCCGGCGCTTCGGTGCTCTTTTG